CCGCATGGTTAGCCGAAGTCGAGAAGCGTGTCGCACGCATCAAGACGGCAACAGGCGAGGCGGCATTGCATGACGTGCGCGAACTGATCGCAGCCGCGCAGATCCTGCGTGAAGAGCTGGCGATCGAGGCGAATCAGAAGGTGACGGCGTGAAGTTCTTCTACGAAGGCGACGACATCGGAAACGCGCTCATGGCTGTCGTTCTCTTTTGCGGCTGCGTCATGGCCGCACTGTTGCTGTGCTACTGCTTGAAGGGGCAGTGATGTCGCGCCCAAGTAAGTACACGCAGAAGATAGCCGACGAGATATGCGAACTGCTGTCTGACGGGCAAAGCCTGCGCGAGATATGCAAGAGCGACACCATGCCGAATCGATCGGCTGTATTTCGATGGCTTGCACAGGATGCAACCTTTCGCGACCAATACGCGCGCGCGAGGGAAGCGCAGGCCGATGCGATCTTCGACGAGATTCTGCATATCGCTGACACGCCGCAGACGGGGCAAAAGACTGTGAGCAAGGCGACGGGTCTGGAAGTGACCGAAGCTGACATGATCGAGCATAGGCGACTTCAGGTCGATGCGCGCAAGTGGATTGCGGGCAAATTGGCGCCGAAGAAGTACGGCGACAAGCTGGACGTCGGGATTGGCGGCATCGATGGCGCGCCGGCTGTGAAGATCAACATTGTGAAGGCCAACACGTAACGCGTGGAGATTTATCGCGTTTGGGATAAAATACGCAGTAATCCTTACTAATTCGGTGCGCCCATGTCGATTGCTCTGTTCAAACCGCTTGAATCCGCAGGTGAGGGCGAAGTCGTGTGGGGCGTTCTCGTGCAGACGATCGTTGAAGAGAGCGAGCAAGCCGAGCTAATCGCTGATGGCTGGTTCGCCTCGGCGGCCGAAGCGCTCGATGCCGTCGAACTGGCGAAGCTGGAAAAGGACAACGCAGCGCTCCAGGCGCAGATCGTCGAAGAGCAGGCGAAGCTCGACGGACGCACGAAGGCTGCGCGTGATCTGAAGGCCAAATTGGGCGAGCCGTCGTGAAAGCGCCGAAGTCCTACTTCGTCACCCAAGGGCTCGGCGAACTCGGCCTGACCTCTGCTGTGTACGACATGGAACCAGAGGATCTGGAGCGCATCTCCGGCCGTCTGGATGCGTATCTGGCTGAACTAGAAGCGAAGGGCGCGCGTGTGCCTGGCTGGTCGTATGCGGATGCGCCGGGCGTGGCGAACCTAGAAACGGTCGTCGACATTCCGATGCATCTGGTCAATCTCGTGATTCTGTCCGCTGCGATCATCGCGGCGCCGAGCATTGGCAAAAACCTGTCATCGATCACGGTTGCGCAGCTCAAGTTAGCGCGCGACAACATGCTCTACGCGGGCAAGACCATTCCGCAGTATCAGCGGCCGAGCAACATGCCGGTCGGCTCGGGCAACCAGCCGTGGGCCGACGGCGTTCAGTTCTATCCGCAGCGTCCGCCGCAGCTCGACGCTGGTCCCGACTCGCACATGACGCCGGACATGGAACTGTGGTCTGGCGATAACAACATTTCGGGGTTCTGACATGGCAACGATCAACAGCCTGTGCTTCGACCAGACGCCGCAACTGTCAGACCAAGTGCCGATCTACGCATCGTCGAGCGGCACGACGCAACGCACATCGATCAATCTGCTTTTGGCTGTGCTGGCCCAGTTGCCAACAGTTCAGCCCGTCGCCGGCTCAGGTGAGCTTTGGATCGACACCGCAAACGGCAACGTCGTGAAGGTCGCGCTCTAAGGGAGACGCCTGGTGAAGGTCCAATCATTCAATTTCTGTCCGCACGGTATGGGTACGACTCAAACAATGAACGTCACGGCGGCTTCGTCGTCGATATCGGTGAGCTCGGGCGCGCCGGCACTCTACATCTATAACGCCGGCACGGGCCTCGCGTTCATTCGATGGAGTCAAGGTGCGTCGCCTGCTGTGGCGGCCGATCTGCCGCTTCCTGCGGGCACTGTGCAGGTATTCGCGAAGGGCCCGGCCGATACGTTCTCGGCGATCTGTCCGGGTGGCACGGCTACGCTGTACATCACGCCTGGCGCAGGGTCCTAAGATGCTGCGCGCTATCAGTGGTGGCGGTGGATCAGGGGCGCCGGGTGCAGATGGCAGAACCGTTCTGACGACAGCAGGCATCCCAAGCGCGGGAACGGGTAACAATGGCGACTATGCCTACGACCCGGCCGCACAATTGATGTTCGGGCCCAAGGCTGGTGGCGTATGGCCCGATGGCGTGTCGATCAAAGGCACTGATGGCGCGGATGGTTCGGCTGTCAGTTTCAAAGGATGGAACATCACAACCGGAACGCCGTCGACGGCACTCGGTAACGTCGGCGAGGCTGCGGTCGACCCGACTACTGGGCTGGCGTGGATACCGAAACAGGCATCAAGCACGCCGACGCCGGACGGATTCTTCGGTATCAACACGCATATTGCCAGCACGTATGCGCCGACGAGCGGTGTTCCCACGCCAGCTCAGTATGTTGCCAAGATGCAGGATCTCGGTTGTCAGATCGTCCGCACTAACGTGAGCAACACGACGGCCGCAACGACCACGCTTCCGTACTTTCAGGCGTTCAAGGCTGCCGGCATCAAGACGATGGCTGTCTTGGACCAAGGTGTCCCGCTTGGCAGCAGCTACGCGACGAACAAGACGAACGGTCAGACATACGCGTCAGGCATCGCCACGATCTTGGCCGGCTATGTCGACTATTACGAGATGTCGAATGAGATCGACTTTGCGTGCCGGACTGATGGCGGTGGTGGCAGCGCGCGCACGACTGCAACCAATGGCGTAACTGGCGCCAAGATCGGAACGGGTATTGACGGTTCGATCCCTGGCGACTACTCGATCACGTCGATCAATGCGCTGCGTGGCTGGATCGCGGGTGGCTTGATTGGTATTCGGGCAGCGGACCCCGCGGCAAAGTGCAGCTACGCGTCAGGCGTTCCGTTCGCATATGTCGTGCTGGACATGATGGTGAATGGCCGCGAACCGGCTCCTCCGGCTTCGCAGACTCCGACTGTCACGGTTGCTTCGGCAAACCCTGCGATCGTATTGGATTTCACCACGTCGCATTGGTACTCGTCGATGGGGAATTGGGTTAATGCCGGCCCGTCCACGTACCTCGGCACGCTTCAGAATGTCCCGGCGCAAATGCGCTCAGTCTCGAGCAATCTGCCGATTCACGTAACTGAATGGGGCATGCTCGGCACGGACGCGAACCAAGCATCGTACATGACGAGTCAGTCTAATTTCTGGTTCACGAATCGCGCGACGTATGGCATTCAAGCCGTGATGATGTATGCGCTCTACCCGAATCCGGGTGATGGCGCGGCTGGCTCGCCTAACTACGGCATTATCCAGCTCGACGGAACGACGCTGAAGTCGGCCTATACGACGCTGAAGAATTACCACGTGGCGAACACGACGCCCGGCACGACTGCATGGCCCGGTACGCCGTTCCAGTTGCCGAAACAGGGTGATGTTCCGTCTGCCTGCAATATTTACAGCACGGCCGCGAACATCACGGACATTCGCAACGGCACGAATAACCAGACGTTGCGTGTGTGGCAGACGATCGACGGCACGCTTGCCAATGGCTCGTTTGGCGGCATGTGGTACGCGGGCGGCCAGTTCCACTTCGGCACCGACAAGATCGGCACTGGCTCGCCTCCTGGCACGCGCTACACGGTGAACGGGATTGACCTGCTGTCGTTTGGTGCAGGCAGTCTCTCGCCTGTCACGGACCAGAACTATAGCCTTGGGAACACGACCACGCGCTATCTGCGAGGCTACTTCTACGGTCTGAACATGAAGATTGCGCGCACGTCGACGAGCGGCACGACGATCGCCAATCCTTCCGCGCCAGGCACGACGGTATGGACTGGCGCAGGCGCAGGATCAATCACGGTCGAAGCGGCGCCGGAAGACGGGCAAATCCGCGTTTTCTGCAACGCTGCATCGGCTGCCGTCAATTTCACAGTCAACTACACCGGCCGCGCGGGCGCATCAACGCTAGTGCTCGGGCAGGATGTCTGCGGCATCTTGCAATATGACGCGACCGGCGCGTACTGGCACAGGATATCGGTAAGCTAATGGCACAGGTCCAACTAGCACAGACTCAGCCGCTCTCGATTCCGCTCATGACGGGCGGAACGAGCACGACTGACGACGGCAATGTCCAAGGCGAATTCGCGGTCAATCTGAAGCTGCGCCAGATCCCGACGAAGGATAAGCCGGGAACGTGTACGTCTCATGGCGGGCTGACGCAATGGGTGGCGTCGTCCGCTGCCGGCGATTCTGACCGCGGCGGCATCCTGTGGAACGGGATCATGTACCGCGTGCAGGGCGGCAGTGTCTATTCCTACGATACGAGCGGAACGCGCACGCTGATCGGCTCAGTGGTCAATGACGGTCAGCGCGTGCGGCTCGATTACGGCTTCGACTTCCTGATTGTGGTGTCAGCCGGCCGCATGTATTACTACGCGCCAGGCGGCTTTAGCTTCATCAGCGCGGTTGCATCGGTTGCGTCGGGCGGCACAGGCTATGCCGTCGGCGACACGATTACGCTGTCGAACACGTATGAGAAGCTGACCGTCAACGCAGTCTCGGGCAGCGCTGTTACGTCGGTGAACATCACGACGAGCGTCAACATGCTCACTGCGTTCATTCCGCCCAATCCGGTCGCGCAAAGCCTGTCGAGCGGCGGCGGAACGGGCGCATCGTTCAATCTTACATGGGCGGCACGCGGTAACTTCATCGAGGTCGACACGACGCTCTCCGCGGGCATTACGCCGATTGTAGACGCATGTTTCATGGCGGGCTATGTGATGGTTACGGATGGCGTCGACGTCTGGAATAGCTCGCTCACGAACCTGACGTTCTTCCCTGGCTACTTCGGCAGCGCGGAATACGATCCGGATGGCATCACCTACATTTACAAACTGAACAACCAGCTCTACATCGGCGGCAAGAATACGACGCAGACGATGGCGAATACTGGCGGTAATAATTTCCCTTTTACCGTTCAGCAGTCCTATACTTTCGACATTGGCTGTGTCTCGCGTCAGACGATGTGCTATTTCAACCGAACGCTGGCGTGGATCGGCGGCGGTCGGAACATGCCTAACGGCGTGTGGATGCTCAACGGCAACGCGCCGGCCAAGATCTCGTCGGCTGCGGTGGATTACGAGCTGGCGAAGCTGACGGCGGATCAGGTCGCAGTGGTGACGTTGGAAGCGATCTCATTCGAGGACTCAGAACTGCTCTACGTGCATCTCCCGCACAAGACGCTGGTGTTTGACGCCACGGCTACCGCGGGACTCGGCGTGAAGTTCTGGACGCAACTAAACAGCGGAGCATCAGCCGATGACTTCTACCGCGCTCGAAACTTTGTTCGATTTAATGGAATGTGGGCTTGCGGGGATCTGGCTGATAATCGGGTTGGCTTTCTGGATAGCGCTACTGGTGGCCACTATGGCGCCCCTGTATTGCATCGTTCCTCGTCTCCTATGGTCATGCTGCCGCTGGCTTCTGCGGGGCTTCGATCGGTCGAACTGAAGTGCATCACAGGGCAGGCGGGCGACACGTCGCGTATCGCGATGACGTACTCGTCAGACGGGATTCGCTGGTCGCAGACGCGCTATACACAGGCAGTGTCGCGCGGAGGCTACAGCAAGCGCATACGGTGGCTTCCGGGCGGTCTGACGCGCAATAAGCTGCAAGTGCGGGTCGATCATGTGACGACGCAGCATTGCACATGGTTCGGGCTGGATCTGGAACTAGAGGCGCTTAATACCTGATGGCGAATCTAACCAGAATCCCGCAGATGTACCTAGCCGCGGCGCTCAATGGCGACACGGCTGTAGCTGATGCGATCGGCAACGTGGTCAACGGCAGCGCAATGAATGGATACGACCCGATCGTATCAAGCGGTACGTCGACCGGCGTGTGGTCGTCGATTGGGACACTGATGTACGTTGAAATCACGGTCGTGCTCGCATCAAGCGCGACGCCGACTGTGACATTGCCTTTTACTCACCAAGGATTGAGCAGCCAGAGGGGCGTTATTCCTGGCGTATCAGCCGCAGGTGTCGCGATTACGGGTGTAGTCGATCCGGACTCCGCGATTCTTACTTTGCGTCGTTACGACGGCGCAGCGCTGGACGCAGGGACGTACTTTTTGGCTGGAACTTATCAATCTTCGGTGGGGTGAATCATGGTAGCAGCAGCGGTAGGAGCTACGGCCGTCGCGGGGCTGGCAGGCTCCGCCATGTCGGCAAGCGCGGCAGGCGATGCGGCTGACGCTCAGTCGCAGTCGGCAGCAAACAATCTGGCGCTCGCGCAGCAGCAATACAACACGCTGCAAGGGCAGATCTCGCCGTACCTATCGGCAGGGCAGACGGGCCTTACTGGCTATCAGGATCTGCTCGGCGCTAACGGCAACGGAGCGCAGAACACAGCCATCGGCGACATCAAGAACGGCGCGCAGTATCAAGGGCTGATGCAGACGGGCAATGAGAACGTGCTCGCCAATGCATCGGCGACAGGCGGCCTGCGCGGATCGAATACGAGCAACACGCTCGCCAATACTGGCATCTCGACGCTGAACAATCTCATCACGCAGAAGCTCGCTGGCTATCAAGGCCTTATTGGCGCTGGCCAGAACGCGCTTGCGACGTCGAACGGTGTCAGCAGCAACTACCAGAACGCAGCCACGAACGCGAACAACCAGCAGGCGAACGCGGCCACGTCTTACGCTGGCTCGCTGTCGAACTCTGTCAATTCCGGCCTCGGCGCGATCACGCAAGGGATCAACGCATATACGAGCCAACCGGCTGCCGCAAATCAGGTCTACGGCCAGACGGCAAGCGGCAATCCTATCGTATTCACGGGTGCGTAATGACTGAACTTATCGACTTCAGCAACATCGGGAAGGGCCTCGATACGCAGATGGGGAATGCCGCTCAGCAAGGGCAGCAACTCGGATTCAATGCGGCGACGATCCCCGGCAGGATTCAGGCGACCAACGCAGGCAACGCGGCGAGCGTGTCGAACGCTGGCTTGCAGATCAACAACAACCAGCGTCAGCAGTCTTTCCAGATGGAATCGCAAGCGCTCGCATCGAACCCGAACGCGACGCCGGCTGACTATCAGGCGTTGGCGAACAAGTATCCTGAGTTTGCGCAGGCGGTCAACGGGAACCAGCAGCAGACGCAGACGAATTGGGTGAACCTGCGTCAGCGCATGTCGTCGGATGCTGTCGCGACTGTGGCCGGCATGCAGGCACGGTTGCAAGCAAACGATGTACCGGGCGCGCTCGATCTGCTGGAGCAACGCGCGGTGCGTCAGGAAGGCGCGGGCGACAAGGAGGGCGCAGCTGCGACGCGCTCGTTTGAGTCTTTGATCCAGAAGAGTCCGGAAAACGCGAAGCAGATTGCATCGCAGATCCTGAATGCTGGCAGCGCGAACTCGGCCGGCGATCTGTACGCGAACCAGGCGAACCAAGCGCGCGCAGTGGTGTCGCAAGCAACGGTCCCGGCGGCAATCGCTCAGGCGAACGCTGGCGCGTCTCTCACTGGCACGCAGGCTGCATACGCTCCGCAACAGGCGGAGGCAGGTATCGAGTCGACGAAGGCGGGAACGGGCCTCACGACGGCTCAGACGGGCATCGTCAATCGCGATCTGAATGGCGGTGGCCCTGCTGCGATCACGGCAGCCGAGCCGGAATACAACGCAGGTCAGACGAACCAGCAGCTCTCGGATCAGTCCGGCGAGCTCGCCAACGCGTTCAGCCAGATCAAGGCTGGCGGCACAAGCGGTGTACTCGGCGCAACGTGGGACCAAGCTGGCCGCAAGTGGACGGGCGACACGTCGAAGCTTCAGCAGTTGCGCCAAGAAGCGGCAAGCCTCGTCACGCAGGCGGAAACGGCAAGCATGGTGAACGGCAACTTCACCGACGCATCGACCGCGCGCGCAGTGCAGAACGTGCCACAGGTGACGGATAGTCCGGAAGCATGGGCCACATACCTGCAAGCGCGTCAGAAGTTCCTCGCGTCCAAAGCGGCATGGTCGAACGCTCGCGGTGACTGGAAGCGCAATAACAACGCATCTGCCGGCCCCGCGTACCGTGACTTCACCATTCAGACGCCAGACGGCAAGTCTGTGCTTGTGAAGAGCGGCGACAGTTTCACGCAGTTCAGCAAGAAGGTTGCGCCGAGCTACTACACGGCGCCGGGCGCTAACTCCTTCGACCCGACGAAATGACCAAAGATACCTTTCCGGTTAGCTACAAAGATCCGGTCTACGCTGCGGCCGATCAGGCTGCGTCGGACGCTGCCGGCATTCCGCCCGGGCTGCTGACGAGCATTCGCGTGGCTGGCGAGAAGTCGAACGCCAATCAGACGTCGAGTGCTGGCGCGACGACGCCTTACCAGTTCACGCCTACGACGCGCGATCTGATCATCAAAAAGTATAAGATCGATCCGACGTCATCCCCGCAGGCTGCGGCGCTCGGTGCTGCATACCTGCTGAAGGAGGGTATTCAACGCACAGGAAGCGCGGCCGGCGCGGTGACGCAATACATCGGTGGCACGGACCCTGCGAACTGGGGCGGCCAGACGCGCGCATACACCAATCGCGTGATGGCGCACTTCACCGGCAGCGGCGGACAGGACGCGCCGCAAGCCACGCCGGTTCCCGCGGCTCCGCTGCCGAGCGCGGCATCGTATGGGCTCGACCCGTCCGTCGTCGGCATGGATAACGCGCCGCAACAGCAGCCGACCGCAGCAGTGCAGGCGCCTAAAGCTGTGGCGCCTGGCGCTGGCGTCAATAACCAGATCATCGCGGATTACAATGCCGGTCGCCTGTCGCCTGAAGACATGGCGGCCGTCGAGCAGCGCGCGTCGAAGATCGGCATTGATCCGAGCCAGTTGCAGAAGCCGCAGCAGGCTCCGCAACCGACGCAACAGCAAGCGCCGGCACAACCCAAGCCGATCGGTCCGCAGACGCTGGCAGCGATGCAGGCTGGCAAGCTCACGCCTGACCAACTGGCGACGATCAAGGCTGGTATCGACAATGGCACGCTGACGATGCCGGCGAACGCTCCTGCCGCGGCGCCCGCGCAAGATGCGACTGGCCCGCAGAACGATGGCTATTTCGCCGCGGGCTTGCCTGCGTCAGCCGCTCCGACTGCGCCCGCCAATCCGGCTACGGCTGCGAAGAACGGTTCTACGTGGTCCGACGTGGCAGAGAAAGCCGTCGGCGGTGTCGCTGGCAGTCTGCTCGACATCGCGTCGGCTGGCGGCCGTCTGGTGGGCGCCAATGAGTTTGCGGACAAAGCGAACGCCGCGCATGAGCAGATCAACGCGCAGATGGCGCGCGACACGAACAACAGCGTCTCAGGCAAGGTCGCGGGCTTCGTCGGCGAGGCGGCTCCCTATGCTGCGATGGGCGGCGCAACGCTTCCGGGTGCTGTCGCTGGTGGCGCTGTGGCTGGCGCGGCTCCCGCTGTGGCGCAGAACAAGTCTGTCGGCGAAGTGGCGCGGGATGCGGCCGTCGGTGGCGCGGCGGGTGCGACTGGTGTCGGCATCGGCAAGGTCATCGGTAAGGGCGTCTCCGCTCTCGCCGAGAATCCGACTGTCGCCAAGGGCATCGCGCGCTTGCAGGAAATGTTCGGCAAAACGCCGTCCGAAGCGACGAAGGTCGCAGCCAGTGGCGCGGCGCCTGACGCTCAGGTCGCGGCAGACATTGCGCAAGCGACCGGCCATAAGCCGAGCGATCTGGCGACGAAGCTTGAAGCGGCACCGGCAGCACAGACGCCGGGCTATGTGCCGAGCGCGGCCGAGATGGCGAACGATGCGAACGTGACGACGCTCCAGAAGGTGAGCACGAACGCGAACCCGTCGACGTTTGGCAATGCGAGCGCCAACAATGACGCGGCGATTGCGTCTGCTCTGGAAAAGGGCAAAGCGCCTGGCTCGATGCCGGCCGAAGCGCCGAACACTCCGGGCACGGCAGCCAATCCGCAGGCAGCCGAGCACGCAGCGGAAGCGGCAGCGCAGAAGAGCGATGCTCTGGCGGCGCAGGGTCAATCCGAGGTCAAGCCGCTCGCCAAGCCTATCGCTGACAAACTCCAGTCGCCGCAGTTCGAAGCGCCGGTAAAGCTTGCGCAGAAGATCGCCAAGGATCAAGGCTCGACCGTGTTTGAAGATCTGCAGAAGGCGAAGCACGCCGAGGCAGCGAGCGCGCTCGACCAGATCACCGGCACGCCCGAGCAACTGGCGGCAGCGAAGGCGGCACGCAGCGCGGAAGCGGCTGATAACTTCCTTCCGCTCGACAAGTCGGCGACGCTCGAATCTGACGCATGGAAAAGCCTGGCGAAGCGCCCGACGTTCCGTGAAGCTATCGGAGAGGCTGGCGATATTGCAGCCGATCGCGGCGAGAAAGCGGCAATTACTGTCAACGCGGACGGTTCCGTCACCGCAACCGGGCGCGGCTTGCTTGATGCGAAACAGGGCATCGATGGGCTGATCTCGAAAGCTTCGCTTGCTGGCGACACGTCGAAGGTATCCCGCTACACGGCCGTCAAGGAAGCTTTGCTCAAGGAAATGGACACGGCATATCCGAAGTACGGTGCGGCCCGCAAAGCGTACTCGGACGCGTCTGCTCCAATCGATGCGATGACCGCGTTGCAGACGCGCGTGAATGGCGCTATCAACCCGGCAACGGGAGAAGTGAGTCCGAACAAGCTTATCCAGACGATCAATAGCGTCAGGGATGAGCAGATGAAAAACGGCTTTCGTCCTGCCGACAAGGTTCCTGATGCAACGCTGGATGCGCTCGCAGCGCTGGCAAAGCACCTTCAGAACAAGAACGATCTGACGGGACTTCCCGGCGAAGGGCAGGAATTCATTCGCCAGGCACTGGCAAAGAATCCGAAGTTCGCGGGCGCGCATGAGGAATTCAAGGGCATTCTCGGCACTCAGTCGCCGGCCTACAAGGAACTGCACGGCGCGCATGCGCAGAACGTAGCAGCCATCGATTCGCAGAAGGCCAGTCAGACGGCACTCGCGCAGGCGGAAGAGGCGGTACGCAATGCCGATTCGCCCGGCAGCCTGAAGGCGCTCGACAAGCTTCTGCCGAACATGGAAGCCGCAGACCGGGCTAAAGCGATCGCGCTGCGCCAGCAAAAGGCGCGCGAGTTGGCAATGAGCGAAGTCGCTGAGCGCAACAAGAACAGCCGCGGCGAAACGGAATTCAACCGAGGCACGTTCAAGAGCGCATCCGACAAGTATTCGCCGTTCATGTCGACGCAGGACGCCAAGCAGTTCGGCAGCGTTGCGCAGGATCTGCACAACCAGACGACGACATACGCCAAGACGGGCAAGATCGGCGGCAGCGACACGATGCAGAACCAGAGCGCGGCCAAGCGGTTCGGGCGCAATCTCGGCGACGCGCTGAAAGATGTGGGTGTGCAGGCACTAATCGGCGGTGGAGTCGGTACGGCAATGGGTCCGCTCGGGACGATCGGCGGTGCGGCAGCAGGGGCGATCACTGGCGCACTGACGCGCACGATCACGCAAAAGGTCTCGTCCATCACGACCGAGAACGCCGCAAAGCTATTGTCGAACGGTAAACTATTGGCCGCAGCGCTACGGAACTATGACTCTCTCGCCGCGCGCCGTCTGTTCGTTGAGCAACTGTCGCAACGTGCAGGCTACGCCGCTGGAGCTGCCGCAGCGAATCAATTTAACGGTCGTCGTTAGGACTCCAAATGACAAAGCCAGTTTTCTCAGTCGAGCGGTTCCAGGATGTCTACGACGAACTGCTGCCGCTTCTTCACAAGCACTACGACGAGATCAGCCTGCACAAGCAGCAGGGGTATGACCTGAAGCCGAATGTGCCGCTCTACCGCGCGATGCAGGACGCGGACCAACTGACGATGATGATCGGCCGCTTGGACGGGCGGATCGTCGCTTACTTCGTCGTGTTCGTGCGCCCGAGCATCCATTACGGCGACTGCCTGGAAGGAATCGGCGACATCTTCTTTGTCGAGCCCGGCCTGCGCGGCCTGATGTACGGCCTGGCTCTGTTTGAGGCAACTGAAAACGAACTGAAGCGCCGAGGTGTCAAGTGCTTTATGGCCGGCGAAAAGGTCGCATTCCCCGCGCGTGCTCTGTTTGAGCGGCGCGGCTTCGAAGAAATCGAAAGGAAACACGCCAAATGGCTTTGACCAAAGAAGAACGGCACGGCAAGGTTTGGGACCGCGCGACGGCCCGGTTCGATCGCGCATACGGCCCGCAGCAACAGATCCGGCTCGCCTCGCTCGAAGACCGGCGCTTTGCCTATGTCGACGCAGCGCAGTGGGAGGGCGGACTCGGCGCGCAGTTCAATAACCGGCCGCGCTTCGTCGTCAACAAAGTGCAGAAAGCCGTTCGGCGTATCGTCTCCGAGTACCGCGCCAATGCGATGACGGTCAATTTCAGGTCGAGCGAAGACGACAGCCGACAGGATGATCTCGACGCACTGCGCATTGTCTACCGCTCCGACGAGCAATACAGCAGCGCGCAGGACGTGTATGTGTCGGCATTCGATGAAGCTGTCGCGGGCGGCATGGGTGCCTGGCGCCTGACGAACGACTACGACCATCGCGCGGAAACGGATCTGGACGACGACACGCCGCAGCGGATCTGTTTCGAGCCGATCCCTGACGCTGACATTTCCGTCTTCTTCGATCCGGACAGCCGCAAGCTCGACAAGTCAGATGCCAAGTGGTGCACTGTGCTTAACCCAATTAGTTGGGATACCTACACGACCGAATATCTCGGCGACGAGGTGGAGCTGACCGAGCGTCCGACCAGTTTCAAGATGGTTCGCTCGCTGAAGCAGTTTGACTGGTTCACGAACGATTCCGTCCACATCGGCGAATATTACGAGGTCGAGCAGAAGGTCGAAAAGTACTCGGTCTGGCGCGAGCCGCATTCGGGCGTCGAGCAGAAAGTCTATGCCGGCCTTGATGCAGAAGGGCGCGAGGATGCGGAAGAGCAGGAGCAGCATTACGCCTCGATCGGCTATATCAAGGTTCGCAGCGGCAAGCGCAACAGCAAAAAGGTGCGCAAGTACTTCATGGACGGCTGCGGCATCCTGAAGGACTGCGGCTATATCGCTGGCTCAGAAATCCCGATCGTCGTCGTCTACGGCATCCGCCAGGTAATCGACGGCATCGAACGCTTCCAAGGTGCTGTGCGCCTCGCGAAGGATTCGCAGCGTCTGTACAACATGCAGATCAGCACGCTGGCGGACATTACGGCATTTACGCCGCGCGAGAAGCCGATTTTCACTCCCGAGCAGGTCGCAGGGCATGAGCTGACATGGGCTGGCGATCTCGTTGCAAACAATCCGTATCTGCTCATCAACCCGGTGACGGGCGCCGACGGCTCGCAGACGATCGCACCGCCTGTTGGCTACATCAAGCAGCCGGACGTTCCGCCCGCGCTGGCTGGCCTCGTGCAGATCACGGCAGCCGACATGCTCGATGTAACGGGCGGAGATCTGGCAGCCGGTCAGGTGACGTCCAACACGTCTGATGCGCTGGTAAGTCGTGTGCAGGCGCATCAGGACATGCAGGTCTACATCTTCATCGACAATATGTCGCGCGCGATGCAGCGCTGCGGCAAGATTTACCTGTCGATGGCGTGCGACATCTACACCGAAGACAATCGCAAGTTTTCCGCCAATGGCGAGGATGGCTCGCCCGAGTCGACGACGATCAATGTCCCGTCGATCGATGACGAAGGCAAGCCGACGATCGCCCGCGCGTTCACGCCGGGACTCGATGTGTTTGTCGACGTTGGTCCGGCGTTCAACAGCCGCAAGGATTCGACCGTCAACGCAATCGCCAAGATCCTGCCGGGCATCGTTGATCCGCAGATGCAACAACTGATGGTCGCAACGCTGGTCCGCAATCTGGACGGCGAGGGCATGGAAGATCTGTCGAAGTTCGCCCGCATGCAGCTCGTCAAGGCTGGCGTCGTCAAGCCGAACGACGAGGAAGCGCAACAGTTGCAAGCCGAGCAGCAAGAAGCCGCCAACGCACCGCCCGACGCTCAGACGGTCGCGCTGCTGGCACAGGCTCGCAAGGATGCAGCGAGCGCCACGCAAAGCGAAGCATCGGCTGTGCAGGCTCTGTCGACGGCCGAGCTCAACCAGGCGAAGGCTGCCGAGTCGATCTCGAACACGAACGCGAGCCAGTTGTCGACGA